CATCAAGATTGTTGTCAAGGGGGTAGTGGTTATTGATATTGGATATAACCTCTGACCCTCGAAGCCGTATTTGTTTATCGTCTGGGCAGCCACATGAATAGATATCCTTGACCCCATCGTAGGTCCAAGCACATGGCCTGGTCCTACTGGAAGCACGTTCAGCATGGATACGGTCAAGGGATGCCACGATCTGTCTATCTACTAGGCTCAATGGTTACCTCGTTTTAATTTATTAATAACACTTAGTAATAGCCAGTAATACTACTACTCCTTAAGGAGTAGTAGTTAGTATTACTGACTGGTTGATGGTTGGCCTCGAATACTGCTAGTGCAAATCCTCTGGGTGTAGCGGAGCGTATGTTCTTGGTCTTCAATGACTTACCACCAAGTTTCAAGTGGTGGAGTGAGTACTTATACCCCTCTGGGAGGCTCACTGGCCTACGTACAGGCTCTATAAAGCCTTGGTTGTGCCATATTCCCGACTTCTTGGAATATGCATCCCTTGCAGGAGTCACGTAGTTGGGAGGGGTGTCATCCTCTGGCAAGTACCCTCCGAATTCCCATGGGTGAAAGTAAAAATTTGGACGACGGTATAGCGTGGATATTCTGCCCACTGGATTCTCTATAGCGTATGGTGTTCCACCGTGTTGATCAGATATCCGCTTGGCTAGCAGTACCATATCCATAGCCTCTGCCTCATAGTTTGGGTTGGCGATCTTCTTCTTAGCCATATGCCCAGCTCCGGAGGAGCAGAGGTCCGTACACGGTGGGGCTGACATAATCAGGACTGGCTCGCAGGTGGCATAGATAGCATTAATCATAGAGTCCCATCTACGGTAGTCACCACCTACCTGCCAGTTCCATCCTCGAATGTTATCCTCAAGTTGCTGGTCAAATTGATAGACGGCATAACCTGCATCAAGCCAAGGTTTTGAGATCGCACCGGTGTAGTCGAATAGGCTTATTACTGCTTTTGTTTTACTCATGGTTAGCCCCCCCGATGAATGTCTGTATGGAATCAATCGCTTCCTGTATAGAATCAAACGCCTCGTCTATTGCCTTGCCTTCCCTGTAATACTCTTGCCCCTTCTCTGTCATGCCACCAAGTGAATCATTGGCATAACATTCCAATGCATGTCTTATTACAGTCATGTGTTTCTGCATTTTCTTAGGTGTATCCATAGTTATTCCTCTCTCAAAATTTAAAATCTTAAAATCCAGGATTTTAGTTATCTAGTTTCTGGATATCATATAGCCCTTCAAATGGGCAGGTATCCCCGAAGCCCTGATCTGTAACATCTATAAGAGTCTGGCCTGTTGACCGTACTCCTTCGCTGGTTACTACCCCAGTTCCCTTGACAACGTGGGGATATACCCAGTAATGCACTGGCTCGTCTACGTAGAACTGGACACCACCAAACTCGAATGCCACTACCCACTCCATCACCTGATCTTCGTGTATCTCTTCCATAGCTATTCACCATCCTTCGTTTTTTTCGCCAGCGTATCGATTGCTTTTTTAGCACATAAGTTACAGGCTCCGTAGATATACCCCATTGGTACGGTTAGTTCGTTCTTACATATACAGCACTTCAATTTAATCACCATCCTTTATTGTGTTACCGTCTAGGTCTATTCCAAACGCGTGTTCGAGGATTGCTAAGGCTATAGCCTTATCACATGGCATATCATGGTCAACTAGGGCAGGGAGGTAAATCTGGTCAGCGTTAATGTCAGTGTTATCAATGGCACGCTGCCACTGGTACGCTAGCCAATCGGGGGATTTGGGGTAGGCTTTGCGTAATGCTTTGATTATGTCTAGCATTTGGACCTGTTCAATTATGTCTGGCATATCATCCCCTCGTTAATTTCAAATAGGTTTAGCTGTCCCCTGTATGGTATGGGCTGATCGTAGGCTACCGGATCGGACAGACAGAATCCGTACCGACCACAAAACCAAGGGCTATCTGAGCTATCAACACAATCTGTTATCGTGGCTTCGCCTATGATTGCACCTGTTGCTAGTGTGTCGGGTATGACTATTCCAGAGGACCGTATATATTCTCGTTGACTCTGGAAGTCGTTTGGGTCAGCTTTAAGGCCAGCATGGATATAGATACGGCCCCTATATTTAGTACGCCACGATCTATTTTCGATGTCCTTATAGCCGTTGACTATCAGCCATCCCCAAGGATTACGTATCGATAGTGCTAGCATTTTAATATCCTAACCAATCGTATATAGAACGCTTTGTGTACTCTTCATTGTTGCCTAGCGTCTCGTAAAAACTAGTACCAGACTTTACCCAAGGGTAGGACCAACGAAGACGCCCATCATAATCAGTTGTTTGTACTCGTGGTTGCCTAGTGTCTACCGCTGTCTGATCCATAGGTCCAAAGCCATGGCCATCTATAATCTGTAACGCCCGTTGTTTGCTAATCATCCTAATCATTCTCATCATCATCCTATTTAAATTAGATACTGCTAACAGTATCGCTAGCGATAGCCTAGCAGTATTGCTAGGCTATGCTGTCAATCTGTTAACTATTCAACCTTACAACGAATCCGCTAGTGTCTTTCTTAGCTTTACCCTTGGCGGTTAATCCTACTATCACGCCGACACTGTCTAGAAATCTCATGTCGTGCTTGTCCCCATCGATAACCTTGATACCATGCCAAGTTGTAGGTACTACATCAAAAACTACCGCTACATTCCGACCATTTTCTAAGTTGTTTCCAATATCCGCACCTATTGAATATGAGATAGCGTGTTCACTACGGCTAAAAGTTAGATGGTAGTTAGCTGGCAGTTTACTAGCTGGACGCTTGGCTATAGGGTATTTTGTATAATCATAAAAAATTGCTTCTTTTTCGTACATTTCCATGATGTTATCGTGAGTTATGCCAGCTAATTTATATCCGTTGTGGCTTATCTTGACTCTTTCCCATGGTATATCCGATGTACCGTTAAGTCTTACGGCCGGTTTTAAACCAAGCTTCAAAGCTTTTCTAATATGAGCGTCAATCTCTTTAATAAGTTGGTCAATGAAACCTTGACGATTAAGAAAAAAGAATTGTGTTCGTTTGATTCTGGCCATTTGTACGTTATCAAATCGACCACGGCCGGCAGTATTTAAACATACTTTTGTACATCCTTTACTGGCATGACTGCAAACATTCCAACCAGATAATTCAGCCGGTGCAAGATACATGATAGCCGTCAAGTATCCAAGGTTAGTGTTATTGGACTTCTCAATTTTGCTAGAACTATAGGTTAATAACTTGGTACTTCCCAAACTTGGCATTGTTTCCGGTGTCGTTAATGTAATCATCTAATCATCATCCTTTATTTAATTTATTGAGTACCACGAACAATGATAGTCTATCCTGTTGTAGTGGTCAATTACCACATGTTGTACCCCATCCAGGCTGCATACCATATGTTGTATGTAGCAGTTTTGGTGATACTGATTATCAAAATAGCATGGTATAAATTGGCATGACATACAACATGTTGTATGATGTAGCAAGTCGGGCATACTACATATTGATTAGCGTTTTAATTATTAATTGTGGGTATCACATCGGAAAGGGTATATACCGGTCTAAAACGCGCTTAAAATGCGTTGTGAGCGATTCTAGGTATAAGGTGCAACTATGGAATTGACAGGAAAACAAAGATATTTTTCTGAGCTGATAGCGTCAGGGGAACACAATGCAACCGAAGCATATAGGCTAAGCTATTCCCCTAATCCAAACGTTAGCAATAAATCAATCAGTGAACGGAGCTCAAGGCTGCTAAAAAATAGCAAGGTGTCAGGGTATATTGCTAAGCTTCAATCCGATAGCCAAGATCAACTGAGCTATGATCGGGTTGCTTATCTGAGAGATCTCCAATCATTAGCGGAGGATTCAAAAGATTCTGGCAACTACTCAGCTAGTGTCAGTGCTATGTCATTAATAGGAAAGTGTCTTGGCTTTAATGCACCTATTGAAACAATACATACCAATACTATCCAAGTTATGGCCAGCTTATCCGTTCATCAACTCGAACGATTGGTTGAAATTTCGAATAATCCGATGATTATTAATGGTGATAATACTAGTATTAATAATGATTAATAATGTTATTAATGGTGTTATTACAAGCTAACATTATGTTAACTGGTCTGAACTAACCAGGGGTTGGGGGACATCGGTTGGTACCATTGCGGGCGACCACCATAAGGGTAACGGGGGGCTTAACGCTAAA